GCAAATCCCTCGACGCGCTGAGCGGTCAGTTCCTGACCTTGAGCCGCATCAGCGGCACGGACGTTGCCAGCAACGTCGAAGCCGGCGTCCACGCGCTCGAGAACTGGAACGTCCCGGCCAAGATCGCACCGACCTACCTCAACGAGCTGTTCACGGCCAGCCAGAAGTCGGGCGTCAGCTTCTCGACACTGGCCTCGCAGGTCACGCAGTTCGGACCCGGGATGCGCCAACTGGGCTACTCGTTCACCCAATCGGCCGCCATGATCGCCCAGTGGTCCAAAGAGGGCCTCAACAGCCAGCGCATGATCACGGCGCTGATGATGGGCTCGTCCAAGCTGGCAAAGCAGCAAACGACCGACAACACAGCAATCCAGAAGGCCGAGGACGCGTTGACAGCGGCGCACCTCAAGCTGGCAACGGCCAGCGGCAAGAACCTGGTTAGCGCCCACCAGGCCGTGACAGTCGCATCGGAGAAACTGTCGGTCGTTCAGAAGAAGGCGGCCACGGACAGTGGCTCGGTCGCGCAGCAGATGCAGGTGCAGATCAACGCGATCAAGAACGCCAAGACGAGCACCGATGCTCTGGCGATCGCGTCGACATTGTTTGGGACCCGCGGCGCGGTGCAGATGACCGAGGCCATCCGCTCAGGCCGGTTCAGCGCCGACGAGATGACCCACTCGCTCAAGGACGCCGGCAACTCGATCACCGACACCGGCAAGCGGACGCAGACCGTGTCCGGCTCGTTCCACGAGATGAAGAACGCCACCGAAGTCGCCTTCGCTCCACTGTCGACAGCCTTGTTCCAGGGCATCAACAAAGGCCTCATCGACATCATGAACTACATCACGCCGCTGATGCAGACGCTGTCTCAGGATCTGCCCGGCGTGATCAAAACGCTAACGCCACTGTTCCAAACATTCGGCACACTGATGGCCGACCAGTTCCGGCTCGCCGCTCCGCTGATCAAAACGCTGTTCGACGCCCTCGGTCTCGTCGTCGACCTGCTGACCGGCCGCTGGGGTCCGGCCTGGAACGAGGTCATCAACCTGTTCCACGACGTCACCAACGTCATCTCAGGGCTGGGCCGGGAGATCGAGGACTCGCTGCTGGCGCCGTTCCGAGCTCTCGGCATCGACGTACCGCAGGCGCTGAGCTCGGCCTGGGGCGCCATCTCGAGCTGGGCCAGCGGCATGGCGAAGCGAATCCTCGACGCCTTTGGCGACGTCGGGACGCAGCTCTACGACTGGGGCGCCCACATCATTCAGCGGCTGGCCGACGGGATCACCTCAGCCGCCGGCTCGGCGCTCAAGGGCGCAGCCAGCGCCGCCATGAGCGTCATCAAGAGCGTCATCCCGTTCTCGCCGGCGCAGACTGGTCCCTTCTCGGGAGCCAAAGGCGATCCGCGCTGGATGGGCGAGAACATCGGCAACATGCTCGCCGCGGGCCTGACCAAGAGCGCCAACGCCGTCGGACAAGCAGCGACCGCGATGATCACGCCCGCGGCAGCCGCCGTGCCCGGGCTAGGCGGCCCCGTTGCCGGAGCTGCGGCTGCACTCGGACCCGCCGCCTACAACGGGCCGGCGGTCGTGATCCAGAACGCCACGTTCACCAACGAGGCCGACATCGAATCGTTCATGCGACAAGCCGCGTGGACCGTCCAGACCGGGAAACTCTGATGCCGCAATCGCTCTACAACCGCTGGGCCGCTCTCGAGCTCGGCAACACCACGCTCTACCTCGACAACCCCGACCAGGGCTGGATCTGCCAGGAGCTCGACCTCGGCTACCCCGGCGTGCGCGAGGTCATCGACAACAGCCCTGACCAACACGGCACCGTTGACCGGACGGCGTTCTTCTCCCAGCGTGTCGTCTCGGCGAAGATCATGGCGGTCGCAGCGCCGGGCTGGGGGCTCGACTCCGTTGTCCGACAGTTCATGCCGTTCCTCGATCCCGGCTCACGTCCGGCGTTGCACTACGCGGACGATTACGGCGGCGAGGAGCGCGTGCTCATCCTGCGCGGCTCGCAGTTCTCGTCACCGATGGGGATTCCGCCCGAGCGCCCATTCCAGATGACCTGGGTGGCGGGTGACCCGATCGCCAAGGGAGTCACCTTGCAGGAGCAAAGTGTGCATGGCGGTCTCTCGGGCCGATGCCGCAACGGCGGCCAGCTTCCCGTGCCGCCCGTGGTCATCATCGTCGGCCCGATCACGCGGCCGGTGGTCACGTTCACCCGTCTCTCCGACAACTCCAAGATCGGCGCCGTGGCGCTCGTCGCCGGCTATTCGGTTCCCGCCAACTCCAACGTGGTAATCGACACGCGGGCGAAGACGGCCTTGCTCAACGGTGACCCGAACCAGTCGGTGTTCAATCAGGTCGACTGGGCGGCGACCCAGTGGCCGGTGCTCCCGATCATCTCGGTCGACGACACCATGTTCGCCATGACTGGAGACCCGAACGGCCTCGCGCAGACGAACATCACGGCGGCCGTCGTCCAGTGGAACAACTGGTATCTGCTGTGACGCTCACCGACTACCTCGACGTCCCCGAGCTGCTCGCCGCACCGGGCACCTACCCCGTGCCGCCGGGGCGGGGCCGGTGGCGCCTGACCTTGCACCGCCGGCAGTTCCAATACAACAACTCGCTGCCACCACCGGCACAATCGTGGCAATCGACGCTCATCTGCGAACTGCCACACGCCGCCAAGCGTGTACTCACGCAAGCATGGGATAGTTCGGCGCAGTTTGTGTTCGCGCTCGACGGCCACGACGAGGAAGCGGCCTACATCAAGGAGCTGCAACACGACGTCATCGCGTGGCGCTGGGATGACACTTCCGGCGTCGACCGGCCGATGTTCCGCGGCATCATCGGCCAGAGCGCAGACGACATCACCGCAGAGCGTCATACGGTGACGTTCACCTGCCACGACTATTTCGCCGTTCTGGCCCGGCGGAACTTCACCTTCCCCTCCAGCGGCGGGACCGCTTACGCGAACATCGACCAGGACACGCTCGTCGCCAACTACTTCGTCAACTGGTTCATGATCGCCTACTACAACGGTGCCGAGACGTGGAACTTCGGGTCCGGCGCGTACATGCCGATGATCGCGCAGCGAGTGAACCCCGACGGTTCGGCACGGGCGGCGCTGTCAGGCATCATGCGGACCCGCTCCTACCTCGGTGGCTACAACCTCGGTACGGCGTTCGACGACCTGGCGAAGTGCATCAACGGGTTTGAGTACGACGTCAAGGCACTCGGGATGCCCGACGGTCAGACGGATGCGCTCCGCATCTTCTACCCCAACCAGGGAGTCACTCGCACTGCCCCGATCCTTGAGTACGGCAGGAGCATCGCCACCATCAAGCGCAAGGTCGACAGCGCGACCTTCGCCAACTACGATTTCCTGCTCGGCAATAACCAGAGCGCCGCCCCGGCCAACCAGTTTTACGCCGACTCCTACACCGCCGACTCGGACGCCGGCCCTTACGGTGTCTGGCCGCTGTCGGAGAACGCCTCCGACATCATCGACCAGTCGACGCTCAACCAACGCGTCGCTGGGAACCTCGCTCTCGCCTACACCGGCGGCGCCCCGGTCCCGAGCTACGAGCTCGGGCTCGCACCCGCCTGGTACTACCCCGGTCTGTTCGGAATGGGCGACACGATGCCGCTGCGAATCCAGTCAGGGCGCTTGCAGGTGAACACCACCATCCGCGTTCTCGGATTCACCTACACGGTGGGCGACGACGGCAACGAGGACGTGGCGCTCATCGTCGGCAAGCCGCCCACCACGCTCGCCGGGATGTTTCAATCCGTGGACCAGGACCTCAACGCCCTCGCGAGGAGATAGGAGACCCATCATGGCCGAACCAGCTCATCAGGCCAGGGCCGCGCCGCGGCGGATCGGTCCACCGACCGTGACACCGCTCGCCGGCACGGCCAATCCCCTCGCGCCGCAGTCCGTGTCGCTGCTGCCCGCAGAGCTCGACCTGACCATCTATGCCGGTGACGACCTGGCGATGCAGTTCACATTCGTCGACGCTGCCAGCGCCCCGATCGACATGAGCGGAACGTGGTCCGCCTCGATCAAGCCGATCAACGCGCTCGAGACGGACCCGCCGCTCCAGACCTTCACCGTCGACGCCTCCAACGCGGCGACCGGGGTCATCGTGATCTCGCTGACCGGCGCCGAGACGGGGGGACTCCCGGCACCGAGCGACGCGTCGTTGGCGTGGGACATTCAGCGAACCGACCCGAACGGTGTCGTGCGGACCACCCACCGTGGGACGATCAGCGTCGTGGACGACGTGACCCCGCCATGACCATCGCCGTCACCACCACACTCGAAGACATCGAGGTCGTCACCACCATCGAGGACCCCTCGGTCGTGTTCCAGACCGAGGACAGTGGGCCGGTCGAGGTCACCACGAGCATCGACGCTCAGCCGGTCATCACCGAGATCAGCCAGTTAGGTCCACCGGGCCCGCAGGGAGCACCAGGCGATGCCTCGACCGTCCCAGGTCCGGCGGGCCCGCAAGGTCCACAGGGTCCGGCGGGTCCGCAGGGCCCGACCGGTAACACTGGCGCGACAGGTGCGCAGGGCCCCGCCGGCGCTGACTCAACGGTCCCGGGTCCGACGGGTCCGCAAGGTCCCAAGGGCGACACCGGGGCAACCGGCGCTGTCGGTCCGCAAGGCGCGACTGGAGCAACGGGCGCGACGGGCGCCGATTCGACGGTGCCCGGACCCGCGGGGCCAGCAGGTCCGCAGGGCGCAACCGGAGCTCAAGGTGCGACCGGTGCAACGGGCGCGGCTGGTGCCGACTCGACCGTGCCCGGACCCGCAGGACCGACCGGCCCGCAGGGAGCGAAGGGCGACACGGGTGCAACGGGGCTGACAGGACCGCAAGGCGCGACCGGTGCCACTGGCGCCGCGTCGACCGTCCCCGGTCCGCAAGGCCCGCAGGGTGCGACGGGTGCGACGGGTTTGACGGGACCGCAGGGCGCGACCGGGGCTACCGGAGCTGCGTCGACCGTGCCGGGTCCGGTTGGCCCGCAGGGCCCGATCGGCAACACCGGGGCGACCGGCAATACGGGTGCGCAGGGTCCTCAAGGCGTGCAGGGCGCGACGGGCGCGGTAGGTCCGCAAGGTCCGCAGGGCGTCCAGGGACCGGCGGGTCTGCTCACCAAGATCGCTGAGGTCATCGGCTACAACAACGGCCTGAACGGCGTTTCGTTCACCGCTATCCCCGGCGGGTTCCGGCATCTCGAGCTGATCTGTTACATGGCGAGCGACGCCGCCGCCGCTTTCGCCGAGGTGCTGTTGCGCTTCAACACCGACGCCGGCAACAACTACCAGTCCGGGGTGGTGCAAGGGAGCGGCGGGGCGGTGGCCGCCAGCGAGAACGCGACGGCTGCGGGCATCCGCAACTTCTATGTCCCAGCGGCGCAGGCCTACCCCGCGGGCGCCGTCGGAGGCGAGTTTCGGATTCTTATTCCCGGCGTCAACTGGGGCGCTTTCAACGTGCGGCAAGTGCGTATCGACTACGCGTGCTATATCGGCACAACGGCCCATGCCGCGGGCTCCCATCTGGTCGGCATGACAAGCGGGCTGTGGTACTCGGGCGCCGGCATCAACCGGATCGACCTCACGCTGATGGCTGGCAATCTCGTCGGATCGCTCTGCACGCTGTACGGCTGGACATAAGACCAAAACAGGAGCAAGGAGGCAACATGGAAACCCAACCCCCGGACCCGGCCGGCGAACCGGAGCAAGAACCGTCGCACCAGGGCGCCGAAGGCGATCCGCCGGAGCCTGACGTCGACGACGACGAGAACAATGGCGCTTAGACGAGAGCCCATCTGGTCGCCCAACTACTCGAGCCGTGGCGGGACGAAGGTTCGTCTCGTCGTTCTGCACACGGCCGAGGGGGCGCGCACGTATCAGTCGCTCGGGTCGTACTTCTCGAGTCCCAGCGCCGGCGTCTCGAGCCACGTCGGGATCGACGACACGCCCGGCGTGATCGGCGAGTACGTCCGGCGGGGCGACAAGGCGTGGACCCAGGCCGACGCCAACCCGTACTCCGTATCGGCCGAGCTCTGCGCTTTCGCCGCCTGGACCGGGCCCGAGTGGGACATCCACCAGTCCATGCTCGAGAACTGTGCCGAATGGGTCGCCGAAGAATGTGCAGCGTTCGGCATCCCTGTTAGACGTCTATCACCGGCGCAGGCTCAGGGCGGCGAAACCGGCGTCTGCCAGCACGTCGACCTCGGCGTCTCCGGCGGCAACCACTGGGACTGCGGCTCCGGGTTCCCGATGGACCGGGTGCTCAAGATGGCTGCGCAGGTCGGTGGCGAAACAGATGTTTCCGATACGTCTCTGAAAGGACGCAACATGATCGCTTCAACCGACACCGGCGAGGGCTACTGGACCGTCAGCCACGACGGCGCCGTGGGCGCGTTCGGTGACGCCGAGTACCACGGCGGCGGCTTCGACCCTGACGTGGTCACAGGCGAGTGCGTCGGCATCGCCGGCAAGAGCAACGACGGCTACTGGCTGTTCGCCTCGGACGGCGGCGTGCTGGCCTTCGGCTCGGCTCAGTTCATGGGGCGCCCCGATCGCTTCTAACGAAGTCCGCTTCCTGGCCGTCTACAACGACACGGCGATGCGCTGGGAGGTCAGGGACGCCCACGACGACCCCACGACTGCGATCCCGGCCAACCGACGCTTCACGTCCGAGTTCGACGCCCGCTTCGCCGCGTTCATCCTCAACGACGACGATCAACGCTGACGCGGCCAGCGCGACACCAGCCGAGGCGGTTCGTGCTCGACCCAATCGAACGGGCGCAAGCGAGCACGCCGGCGGCGCATACGCCAACGCTGCCAGCGGGCCCGCCACGATCGCACGCCGGCGAGTGTCCCATTCGGTCATCGCGTGCTGGCTGCGTCGGGCCTAGCGCCCGGAAACGACGAGGTCGGGTGGTTATGAGTCGGTTCCGCAAACGACCCGAGACGGCGCTAGAACCTCGTGAGAGCCATTAGCCCTGGTAGAGCGGGTAAAGAGATGCTGGGCCAACGCCCGGGCTGGGACGAACGAGAAACCCCTCGCCGTGCTCCGGTGACGCCGAGCGCAGGCCCATGCCATTTTGGCATGACAGGCGTCTATCAGCCCTTGGCGTTGATCCGTTGCAGCTCGACCGCCAACCGATCCCGTTCGGCCGCAACCTCGTTCAGCGCCTCCATCAGATAAGCACCGGCCAACTGCGACTCGTGGGCAATCTTCATCCAGCACTTGACGCAGTCGGGGTCCATGACATCGTGGCCGTGGTCCTCGTAGACGTAGCGGGGGCGGGACTCGGTCATCCGAGGCGCACCGGCACGGGGGCACTCGAGACCCACCACAGCTCGGGCTTGCCAACGGCCTCGAGGACCGCAACGTGCTCGAGGAACCGCTGGCGCACCATGGAGTCGATCCAGTGTTCGCAGTGCCGATCGTCGGTCACGATGTAGCGGTACGCCGAACGGTCGCAGATCGCAAGATCGGACTGATCCATGCCCGTCGACTCGTAACTGCCCTCGGTCAGCCACACCACACCGAAATCGGGCAGTGGTACACCGAACAGCTTCGGCTTCTGCTGCGGCAGGAGCAGCCCACGCCGACCGATCTTCGGGTAACTGTGGTCGCAGGTGAAGTGGAACAGGTGCCGACTCACCGAAAATGGCTCAGATACGACTGCTCGGCAACGTCGTTGTTCGCCCACCAGCGCAACGGCGTCAGCAGCCACCGGAGAAGGCGCTTAGCTTTCGACATGCCCCGAGATGATGGCCTGCCAAGCGCCGCCCTGCTCGCCGACCAGTTGCAGGACGAGCTCACCGTCGACGAGGAACAGGCCGCGCACCGTCAAGCGGTCGCCAAGCGACGGGTGCGTGACACCCGCCGTCTCACGCTTGATCGGGCGCGACCCGTTCTTACGGGCCTTAGTGACCTTAGCCACACGATAGGCCCGGGCGTTGCCACCGGCGGACTTTACCTCGACCTTGTAGCCCTCGTCTCTGATCGCCCCGATGATCTGGCTCAGGTTGGACCCGCTAATCCCCATCTGCTCGGCGTCGACCGAAGTCGTCCATTCGCCGCCCAGGACGCGCAGACCTAGAGCGGCCGTCGGACCATCGGGGTTGGCCCGCCAGCGTTCGATTCGAGTCGTCACTTGCTTGCTCCTGTCATGGCTTTGAGCATCTGCTGTTCGTTGGCGTAGACGTCGGCTCGACGGATGACCTCGAGACGGACGTCGGTGAAGTGCGGTCGATCACCGTCGGCTTCGACCTGATACCCGGTGGCGTACTTGTAACGGCTATCCAGGCGTTCGCCCGTGGCACGAATCCAGCGATCGGTGCGTTGCGTCTCGCAGCGTTGGCAAACGAGATCACGACAGATCACGCCGTCGGGTGCTCGCCAGTATCCGATGACGCCCCACCAATGCTTGACGTCACGACACTCCAAGAAGTCATCGTCGAGGGTCCGCATGGCGCGCTTGAGCGCCGGAGGCGTTTCGGTGGTCGCCATCAGACGGCCCCGAGAACGGCTTGCAGCTGCCCGGCCTCGACCACCGGCGGCGCCTTGACGTAGAAGTCTCTGAGCATCCGTTCATCCTTGTGGCCCATGACGTAGCGCAGCTCCTCCAACGGCACGCCGGAGTGGGCGCTGAGCGTGGCGGCGGTTCGGCGCAGATCGTTCGGCGTGACGTGCTGGAAGATCCCGGCGTCCTTGCAGAACACCGCCACCGCCCGGCGGCAGTTGCTCGGATCGAGCAGAGCGCCGGTACGGGTGCAGACCACGAGATCGTTGTCGTCCCACACCCCCGGCCGGGACCGCAACCGTTCAGCGGTCTGGCGTTTCTTGTGCAGCCGCAGGTAGTCGACCAACGCCGGCGGCATCGTCAGCCGTCGACCGCTCTTAGCCTTCGGATCGCTCATCGTCAGCGTGCCGTCGGGCTCACGCCGGCGCTGCTGGTGAACCACCAGCTGCCCGGCATCGAGATTGACGGCCGACCACGTCAACCCGGCCACTTCGCCCGGGCGCAGCGCAACGTAGAGCGAGATCACGACCAGGGGCCCCAGCCGGTCGTCCTTCGCCACCTCGAGCAAGCCGCGAGCTTCCTCACGACTCAGAGCGCAGGTGACCTTCTGAGGCTTACAGTCTTTTGGGAGTTCCGCCTGGCGTGCCGCGTTGAACGTCGGATAACCGGGCAGCTTGCGC